ATATTGTTAGATATTTAATTTATTTAAAAAAAGTAAAAAAATAATTTGTCTTTAATTTTATTTTTCAATTCATTTTGTTAAAAAAATAAAAAAAAAAAAAAAAAAGTATGAAAATACATATATAAAAGAATATGAAAGAGATTTTAACGATCACTATAAAAAATATAGATTACAATATTATAGAGATATACTAAAGAAATATTGTAATAATATTGATGTTTATGTAGAAAAAACAACTGAAAATCAGTATGAATTATCAATAGTCATTTGTCGTTATAATAATGCGATATGTTGTGAATTAAAACCAACATTAAGTGATGATTACCCTGTTGTATTGAGAAAACTAAAAACACAAATTGAACTTACGCAAAATGACAAGACAAATTATGACAAAATGCAACAAAAATATATACTAATTATTGGAAGTTTTACATCAATTGATGTTTCAAAGGAACAATTAATTACCATATTCAAACAATCAAATATTAAAGTTATATTTACTGATGAAATATTTGAAACATCAACACAAGTAGCAAATAAATCTGTAAATCGAAATACAACTACCGAACAAGTGTTATTTGAAAATAAGTTGATTGAAGAGAATAAATTTATAACAGATAATTTATTACAAACACAACAAAAACTTTTACAAGCAGAAGAAAAAATCAGACATTTAGAAGAAGAAATACAATCATTAAAAAGTCAAAAACAAAGTAAATCTATTAAGGATTATTTTGGGAAGAAATAATCGTTGTATGTTTTGTATAATTATGTAATATAAATAATAAATAATAGGTAAATTCCTACTATTTTTTTAATTTTTTCTTATTTTTTGCCTATTAAAATGGGCGTTTTAAATGAGAAAAGGTGTAAAATAATTTATTAAAATAATTTATTAAAATAATTTAGACATTCGTTTGTAAGTAATTTATAAAGTGTCATTTAATAGTAAATGAAATTGTTCAACATGCTAGAATCGATATTTTTTATTACTTTAGGTATTTGCTGTGTTTTATTGATGATGTTGATTTATCATTTCAAGCAAAGGTTGACAAAAGTAGAACAGAGCAATGATACAATGTTTGAAATATTGAATAATATGGTTCATGAGCTATCTGATTTGAAACGTAGCTATAGTTTTGGTGCAATGCAATCACAGCCTAGTCAAATGGAAGATAATCGTATTGTAGTTTCATTGGATGACGATGATGATGAAAGCCAAGACGATTCATCTCTTCCTGACCTTATTCCTAACCGTCCCGGCGTCCCAAGCATGTTTCATCAGGGGTTATCCGATGACGATACCTATTCAAGTGATAATGGTAGTGAGCTAGACAGTGAAAGTGGTTCAGACAGCGACAGCGACAGCGACGAAGACGATAACGAAGACGGTGAAAGCGATGGTATAAAGCTAGTCGATATTAATATTGATAATAGTTTAGATATTATAGATATAACAGATGAGCTCAGTGAATACAGTAATGTCGAAGACGAATTAGTGGCGGTTGAGATAAATACTGACCAAGTTGATTTAATTCAAATTCATAAAGTAGATAATGCTGAGAATTTAGAAGAAACTACCCAAAACAACGAACCAGCTGTAAATTCAAGAGAAGTCTATAAAAAGATGAATGTCCCATCTCTAAAAGCTCTTGTTATTGAGAAAGGTCTCATTACTGATCCCGGGAAACTAAAAAAGCTGGATTTACTAGACTTGTTGGAAAGTGCATAATTATAAAAAAACTATTCTCAGATTATAATATAAGATATATTATATTATAATGTTTTCCAACTATTTTTCTAATTCACAAAGTGTGGGTTGTGCTTATCCAGTCGTGAAAGAAACTATTCCTTTATCAGAAAGAGGTTATCATACTAACAATAAATATCCGACTGTCCCCCCCCTTATGAACGACGGAAGGGCAATTACCGCTGCGTGGCAACCAAATGCTACTGAGAATGCAAAATTAATAGCAGATAATGGATTAAAATCTAATTGGGAATATCGTCGGTATCTTACGAAGAATGCACCCGCTATTATGACCGAAAACTTCAAACAATCATCAAATGACGCCGGGTATAACAGTCGTCCAATAGATCTTCCTAACATTCAATCTAATAAAGTATCTTTTGAATCACATAGTCCCTATATGTTCAAGTCCACTCTGGACGGAGCAGAACCTTTCGGAACTATCAAAAGCGACCTGAAAGATAACTATCTTTCTCGCGAACAGCTATATGCAAGAAAAGTATCCCCGGTAATTACACAGGATCAGCTTATTAAAAAACAAATAATTCCTGAGAACAGTAAGAAATAAATACTTTAAAAAAAATAAAACATAAAACTAGGTGTTTATGTTTCTATATATAAATTGCACACACCACAATGAAGGTTATGAGTTTTGATATTGGCATTAAAAATATGGCCTATTGCATTTTGAGTAAACCCGACCAAATTCATATTGACGACTGGGATGTTCTCAATTTAATGAACGAAGAAGTCCATCCGTCATATAATTGTAGTTGCATTATTCCAGCAAGAACAAAGAAGCAACAAGACAAAGTGTGTGGTAAAAAGGCAAAATACGAAAAAAATGGTTCTTATTATTGCGACAAGCACGCAAAATCCAATAAAGAATTTCTGCTTCCGTCAAACGAAACGAGCACAGGTTATTTGAAAAAACAGAAATTACAACCGTTAATTGATATTTGCCATAGTCATTTACTTTGTCTAGATAATGACAAAAAGAAAATGAAAAAAGAGGATTTTTTAAAGGTATTATCTGATTTTTATACTAAAAAAAGTTTATGTGTTCTCAATATAGCAAAAAAAAAGTCAGCAAGTGAAGCCGATTTAATTGATGTCGGTAGAAACATGAAGAGACTAATGAACGCGATACCGGGTATACAAGAAATAACGCATGTTGTTATTGAAAATCAGATATCTCCTATTGCAAACAGGATGAAAACCATACAAGGAATGTTAGCGCAATATTTTATTATGATTAACGAGAACATCGAAATAACTTTTGTATCTTCTTCACATAAACTAAAACAATTTAGCAATATAAATCTAGTGCACGAAAAAAACGAAAAACAGCAAACCGGTTATAAACCCAAAAAAAATCCAAACTATAAAGAGAACAAACTAGACGGTGTATTTTATTGTAATCAAATACTACAAACAAACGATATAATGCAAAAATGGAGAGATAAAATGAACACAAAAAAAAAGGATGATTTAGCAGACTCTTTTTTACAGGGATTGTGGCATTTCAAACATCATAATATAATATATTATGCGGACGATTTAAAAATAAATCTTGTATGAATATCATAAACGATGGAAGTTATTGATATTGGTATTGATAATATTGAACCTATATCTATTGATATGAATGGACCATTTGGTTCGGGAAGCAACTTAGGCGTAGGTATTGAATTGCTAATGAATGACAAAAAAAGGTCGGCATCAAGTGATAATGTAAAGGTAGATTTAGGAGATTTAGATGATCTCGAAACAGAGTTGAATAATCTATCTAGTGGTGCAAGTAGAGAACCAGCAGCAGCTTCTATGCCCGCTGATACAAAATCACTATCTGGTATGGCGTCAGACCTATTTGGTTTGGGTGGGTTTAGCAAGGCAGATGAACCCGAGTCAGCTTCCTTGAATAAAGATAATATTAGTGACGCAAATCTAGGATACGCAACCAGAGAAAGTGCTGGAACTACAAAAACGTGGGATGGATTTTCCAAAATGAATGAAGTCCCTCAAGCGAAACCGCCTTCTAATCTAAGCGACAGAGAAAAGAGAAGAAAGAAACGAATGATGCTCAAAAAAATGGAGGAATGGCAGGAAAAAGGACACGTCAAACATAACTCACAATTAGATATGGATTCCCCTTTTGATGAGGTAGAAGATGAATATGAAACAATTTTAGACGATAAACGCAAGAAGGATTCTATTAAACTACAAGGATGGTGGTTTATGACTTTTGTAAATTCGATTGAATATGGAAATGCGGTGTTTAATCCATTCGACTTAAATTTAGATGGTTGGGGAGAGCAAATCGGTGAAGATATTGATAGCTATGATGAGATCTTCTGCGAACTTCACGATAAATACAAGGGAGGTAAAATGGCCCCAGAACTATCTCTATTACTACGTCTAGGCTTCAGTGCTGCTGTATTGAATTTTTCCAATAAGGCTCTTTCTAGTGCTACGCCCGCATTTAACGATGTTATCAAGCAAAGCCCCGAATTGATGAAAATGTTTACCGATGCAACTGTAAATAGTATGAGCCAACAATCCCCTGGTTTTGAATTTGCAAACAATATGATGCAAGACCAAAAAAATCAGCCTCGTGGTCCTCCTCCTCCTGCAGCAGTCGAAACCAAGAATCAACCTCATCAACCCAGACCTAGTATGAATTTCACAGAAGCACCTGGAAATCGTCCAGACATCAATGCAAGCAGGGGTGCAATGTTTAGAGAAGAAGGTGTAGAAATGAATAGAGATGGGGCTAATATAAATGAACCAACTAATTTGATGCGCCCTGCAGCTAGACCCGAAATGAGAGGCCCTCAGTCTAATGATATAGACGACATTTTGTCTGGTCTCAAGACCAAGACTGTAGATATTCATAGAGAAGAGCCAAAACAATCAGGCAATGACTCTATGGTTTCAGTCAGTTCATTGCGCGATTTGCAAAATACGAATATTCCTCAAAAATCAAACAGAAAAAGGAATAAATCTGATAAAAATATAATTAGTTTGGATATCTAGACCTTTGTATATGAACTATTGTAATTAAAAAAATAAGATCTTTATATATTAATATATATATTGCCGCGATAGCTCAGTGGTAGAGCATTTGCTTAGTAAGCAAAAGGTCTGGCGTTCAATCCGCCATCGTGGCTCAAATAATAATAAACTTTCGTTATTATTATTTATGGAACTCCCTATGCATTCTTATACATTACCAACATTTCTTCTTTTTGAGCGGAGTAATCCACTATAGGTTTGGGATATTTGATATGTTTATAATTTACGAATTTCTCATCCCATTTATGTATGTCGATCGATGGAACATCTTCTAATTCAGGTAGCCATTTTTTGATATAGATAGCCTCTTTATCAAATTTGGCACTTTGAATCCAAGGATTCATATCCCGGAAATAAGGTTTCATATCTACTCCAGTTCCACTAATACCCTGCCAATTACCATTATTGCTTGCTACATCGTAATCAGTCAATTGTTGCGCAAAATATTTTTCACCCTTTCTCCAATCAATCAATAATGTCTTTATTAAAAAACTGGCCACTGTCATTCTTCCACGATTATGCATATATCCAGTTTTATTTAGTTCTCGCATGCAAGCATCAACCATAGGAACTCCAGTTTTACCAGCTTTCCATTTATTAAATTCACTCACATTATTTCTCCATTGCAAATTACGATATTTCTTCTGATATGATTTACCAATTACTTCTGGATATGCATATAATACATGTGCAAAAAACTCTCTCCATATAAGTTCTCTTATCAAACCATGATTCTTGCCAAATACTTTTTTAAAAGTATGATATACTTCTCGAATCGAGACACACCCATACTTGATGTATGCTGATAAATGTGTAGTTTTTTCTTTGAAAAAATCACGAGTTTCATCATAGTCTTTCTGTTTTTTGACAGCCATAGACAACTTATATAATCCATTTTTTCTACCTCCGCGCACTAATATATTTTTATTTTTATACGGAATCAGTTTTGCAAACATTTTTTCAAGAGTTATATCACTTTCCATATGACTTTTTTCAAAATTGTTAATATGTATTTTTGATGGCATAGCTGGTTGTATATTTACAACTGTATTATAAAAAGGTGTGTATTTTTTATAGGCTTCGCCTGACCCTGAAGTTATAATTTGTCCAGGTTCGTATAAATAATAATCTTCGAAGTCGTTGCATACAATTTGTTTCTTTTCGCACAAATCAAACAATTCTTTATCGCGTTTCAATGCATATGGACTGTAATCTTTATTAAAAAATACCCCGCCTACGTCTAATTCATCAATTACTTTTTTTACAGCTGTTGTTGTATTTTCATAAAACAGCATTAGGTTTCCCCCTTTTTTATTTATAGTATTTTCTAATTCTTGTAAGCTCTCGATCATAAACTGTATGGAATTATTCGACTTATAATCATTCGCAGAAGATACTTGTTCTGGTGTAAATATAAAACATACATATAAGGTATCTACCATTTTACTGGCTTTTATTAATCCCACATTATCGACTATGCGAAAGTCTCTATGAAATATGAACAAACCTTTTTGTATTTTTTTCATTCTATAATTATCATAGACAATTTAATTCTAATTTATTTCATAAAATCATATAAAATCAATATTCGATAATATTAATATATAACAATGTTTTTTCTATTTTTAGTGAGTGGTATTTTTGGGTCAGTTATGATATATAGATTTGCTTCATCTAATATGTATAAACCCACAATGCCTTTTACACTTACAATGTCTCAAATTATTCAAAACCAATTGGTGGTTGGGTTCTCTATTTGCAATTCAGTCAGAACTAATATTGAATTATATTGCAAAAATGTTTATGAGAGAAACGAATTTATACACAATATATTCGACTGTCTTTATTTTTTTGTTAATAAAATACACTCTGTTTATTATAAATATCAACTAGAACCTCCTGAACATGATTGGATTAATCATTCCATTTTATATAATCTACAATCTAACAATCATCTAATAGAATTTTATGATACTATTGCCTATAACCCAAATAAAAATATATCGAAAGCAATAATGTCAAATAAAACAACTAAATTTATGAAATCCACAAATAACAATAATATTACGTCTCATAAGAACCTTTTTATTATGAAATTCAATCAGAAATATATTTTTAAGACATCAAGTGAAGGAATGTATCATATGCATCATCTTAAATTTCTACCAGTATCAAACCCCTTTTTCTCTGTTGAATATGTAAATTTAGATACAGAGCAAATGTTCGATATAGATCTACCCAAGAATATATTTATAGAAGGGAATGAAATATTATCCAATGTATTTATTAAGCGTCTATTTGCATATAAAAGTATGGATAATTATATAAATTTCACTATGAATTATATTATCCGTATTACAGACGACAATTTCAATAAAGTCATTATTAAGCCTTCTCAATATATAGTATTGAATAAAGGGTCGTATGCTATTACAGATGAATAAACAATATAAAGATTTATCGGTTATTATGTGTACGGGTATGGCTGAAACGAATGCGCTGAGTGTTCCTACCCAAATACATAATTTGAATGATAAATGGGATATGTATTACCATTTACCACACAATAAAGATTGGACATTGACTAGTTATTCTATCATTCAAAAATCTATTTGTGATATGGAAACCGTCATTACAATCAACTCAACATTTCACGACGCAGTTATCAAAAACTGTATGTTATTTGTTATGAAATCGGGTATTACTCCTATGTGGGAAGACCCGAAAAACAGAGATGGTGGTTGCTTTTCTTATAAAGTTAGCAACAAATTTGTTATAGATGTGTGGAAAAATATGTTTTGTCTATTAGCCGGCAATTCTTTGAGCACAAAACCTGAATATAATAAATATATCAATGGTATAACAATCTCGCCCAAGAAAAATTTCTGCATTATCAAGATTTGGTTGTCTGTATCTAAAATTCAAGACCCTACTATCATTGAAAATATACCTAATTTATCACCACAAGGATGCTTATTTAAAAAGCACGAACCGGAATTTTAACTATAACCAACTTGTCGTAACTGGAATCTGATATATTAAACAACTCATAACATTATGTCTAATGTTATGAAAACCATTACTCCTGAAAACAAATAAATATCACTAATCAACTGGTGGTAAGTGATTATACACAAACCCCGTAGCAGTATATTTGAAACAAAAAATTGATTTATTCCTTATTGAATTGTACAATACTAAACAAAACCAATGTATAATTCAAATATGTTTTTAACCAGCAATAACTATACTATTCCCAATGTCCCCATTGAATTCGTAGGGAAAGAACCTACTATGGTCGAGCTATACCAATTTGCTGAGCAACACCCAGCGAAATTCAAGGACGTGCAAGACTACTTCTATGATACCAATCAAAAGGTATGGTTGTATGGGCAAATATTAATCGAATGTAATAAACTGCTTACTGAAAATCTTATTCAGAGTGCAATTGATGAAAACTGTAGAAGATTGAAAGAATACGGAGGACCTTGCAATTCTTGGGAAGCTGCAAGCATGCAAACGCACGAGCACAAGTTCAAAATCTTCCTCAAAACTATGGAAATATATTACAATACTCGCATTGAAGAATATTATCGTCCTTCCGGTGAAGGATATTTGGATGCACTGAACAACTGGAACAATCGAAACTAAAATTGATTAAAAATGTAAGTTATTTTATATTTGATCAACTATACGAATCATATTATGACATCTATCTTCATTCCCTCTATCCAAGCGAATGTGGATTATTCCATCGGCAAAAATGCGAAACATAACTTTGAAATTATCGATTCGTCTGATGATAATGACATATGGTTCCACATTGCAAATGAATCATCGAGCCATATTATAGCACACATTCCCACTGATATACAATTGAATAAAAAACAACTTCGACAAATCATAACGCAAGGTGCAGTTTTATGCAAATCTCATTCTCGATACAAATCACAGAAAAACATCGAAATCATATACACTCATATTAAAAACATAGAAAAGCTACAAATACCTGGTAGCGTAAATACCACAAATACAAAATCTATCGTCATTTAATTTTTATCATTCTTTTAGGACGCATAATAATATATGCATATATTATTATGTTATCTGAAAAAAATAGTATCAACTATTTTTTATTTGGATGTATTCCTGCACGAATACTCATTGCGGTCATACCATTAATAGCTAGTGCAAAGATTCTTTTCTATTATAGTTTCATTCTTCTAGCTATTGCTATTGGATTTCTGTATTTGTATTTCACAAATGGTCGGATGAATGCTCCCGAAGCCGGTGGTAAAACTTGGTGGGCTAATTATAGGATTATACACGGTCTTTTATATTTGATAGCTGCGTGGTATGCATTTAATAAGCAACAAATAGCATATGCTCCTCTTTCGTTGGACGTTTGTATTGGTTTAGGATTATTTTTGAATAAACATTATTTGCATTTTACTGATTGAAACACCACATACATTTTTCTTTCTTTTCCGAACATTCTATACAAATCATAGGTATTAAATACATATAGCCAAATGATGTGGTTATAATGTTATCTGGATTCGAATACCCATGGACTTTTTTTTTCCCACATAATTTACATTTTCCTCTGCACGGGGACATTCTGTCGATAAAATGTCCATCTTTATGCAATTTACAATTATATTTCATATACAAAATATCAAAAAAAGTTTATATAATTTACATAATATATTACATAAAAAGTAATAACAATATTATTGTATAATGACCATATTAAATAAGTACGAACAACTATTTAAATGTTATTATGCGAGATTATCTCCCCCGGAATGGTCGGTAATACCAAATGAATCATTAATGAAATTATGTAAAGTATTTTATAATAGTGATGATAACAAAAATGATATTATACGATTAGTAAAAGAAAGAGAACCCGTAAATATATCTATGGAAAGAATGTATCACGAAGACCTTCTAGACACGTATTTTAATTATAAAACTGGATATTATGGTTCGTGTGAGCCATCTAAAAATGATATTACTCCGCCTAATTTTATTGTATATACTCCGACTGTTGTTAAAGTTCCAGATGGACCCATATACTCTAAAATACATATATTAAATGCTATCGGATTAGCTTTTGATTCAGAGGAACAACCCGATTATAAAACATATCTTAATTTAACAAATACAGACGATTCATTTATAGGAGATGATTCTTTACAAACGAAACATTGTAAGTTATTTTATAACCGGTTATTTAATCTAATATTTAAAACTGCACGAAAATTGGAAAAAAAAAATATTGTTATGAGTCTCATTGGTGCTAATAATTTCGCAATATATTGGAGTGGAGGTCCAAGTAATTTTAAAAAAAACGTATGGATTCCTACATTTAATAAAGTAGTACAACTATACCCGGATTTAAATATCATGTTTATGGGAGCACAAGGAAATCCATTATTAAAATATAAAAATTTAGGCTTATTTCCTGATATATTAGAGCATCCAGATATTAAACATAACTTGGACGATACATTACTAGTAAATGCATGGGATTGCTGGAGCATACCCGGCAATGGTAATGAATACGATAATTCATTAGATGGATATATAGGAAGATGCACGCAAATCGGGATAAATGGAACATCTATAACTAATAAATACCTTACATATGAAGATAACTATATTATTCCTTAGTAAATATCGATTATTTAAGTCGGTCGGTGGATATTTCTAATATTAGTATAGTTCTATATTATATTATATTATGGACCCATCTTCTATATCTGTAGTCAAAGAAGAATGGTATTGCTATATATTGCGGAATAAACAAGACAAATATTGCCATCTCACTTACAACGGATCTACTAATAATCCAAAACGTCGTTTGCGACAACACAACGAAGAAATATGCGGCGGTGCTCGATATACACACGGACGAAATGGCGGTTGGGAAATATATGCACTATTAACTGGATTCATTGACCATAGAAACGCTCTGTCTTGCGAGTGGCGCATCAAACATACAAATGGACGACCCGGGAAACGACCCACAAACCATCTTGGTGTTGCTGGTAGGATTGTGGGTCTAAATGAGGTATTGAAACTCGATAAATGGACTGGTAAATGTTTAGTTGAGAACAAAGACGTGAATTATAGACTATATATTGCAGAAGATGTCGAAAAATACATAAAACCAGAAGAACTGCCTGACAATATTGAATTAGTGTTAGGTATTCCGGAATTATGAAAGCATATTTCCTCGAATTAGTAAAATATTCGAAATTAAAAAAATGATGATGGCTAACATATAAGCGATTCCTATTGATAATATATACATTTATAGTATCAATATATTTGTTTTCATATATTCTTATGCAGGCGGCAATGGTGCTAAACATAATCTGATTTCGCCCAATGATGCAACATCATACTTCACAATTAGTGGCAAATCATTTCCAAGATACATTTCTAAATGACTACATAATGGGGTGCATTTAATAAAATGACTTAAACTCTTTAGTGAAAATTCACCTTGAATAATAACAGATGCATCCGACTTTTGTAAAAACGCCATATTACCTCCGGATTCTGAACGGAAAATACGCGAATTAGCGAAATTACCATCGCACGAAAATACTAAATCGTTCCCTACTGACTTTATTTCAATGCGATCAGAAATTCCATTCAAATCGCGGATGATTTTCTGAAAATCGGTAGTTGGTAGATTGATAACGGTCGAGTATTCTACATCGGGCACTACCAACTCTTCCATGTCCGGCTCAATCAACCTGAGTTTTTGACTATATCATTGTTTGATATCTCCGTTATCATATTGTAGACCCAAATGGGAAACAATACCTTCGTGATAATCGTCTTTATCAATATACATTGACAATGTATCATCATTGGACATCGTCGAAATTACCTTGAATAAATGCATTGTGTTTGCACATACAATTATTTTATCCGGCTCGCAATTATAATACTCAAATTTATTGGCGTATAATGCTACATTCACTAAAATAGTATGCGTCTTGTCAAAATTAATAATTTTCATTCCATCTTTAGTAAATGTAATAGTCGCATCTGTCAATATATCTTTAATTGCAGTGATCATATTGCGTATAGGTTGTATTTGCACTGTTTTTATGGTTAATACATTGTTAGATTCATTCATTATAATATAATTATTGAACGCGTTTGTTTTTATATTTTATTTGGCAAAATATACATTTCGTAGATAATAAACGCGCTAATTCTTTCGCTTCGTTTTATTCAAATATTTTTTACATTTTTTTTCTTTTCTACAAGTTTTGTTTGCCAGTTTTATTGCTTTACTTTTCGGCTTACAATGTTCGTTCAAAATATGATAATCAACTATACTTGCTTTTCCTCCAGTTATTGCACTTGCTAATCTAGCTATTCCCCAGGAATCTGCAGTTTGATTGGGTCGAGAACCCGACGAATAATAAGCACCACGTCCTTTATTTACAATTTGTTCTAAACCTTCTATTGTACATTGTGTTTTATCAGAAAGCTCTTTTGCTATTTCTAACTGCTCTATACCATAAATACGTTTCGCATTTGTTAAATGGACGGATTTTTTATTTTTGAATGACTTTACTTTAGGACGTTTGTAATAACGCATCTGTTTATAAAGTCTTCTACTTTTGCGTAGATTTTTACATTGTTGTGCCTTATCTTTAGCTGTCAATGATTTAGGAATATAAGTCTCTGGTATTGACATCTTTTTAGTCATTGTTAGATATTTTTTAATATATAATAATGACTACAAAAATAAATTATATATAGTGTGCATAATTTGTATGCTGAGATGGCAACATTATTGACAACCTGAATATATCCACTGATTTAGGAATATAAGTCTATGGTATTGATATTTTTGTAAATATTATTATATTTATTTAATGTATATAATGACAACAATATTAAATAGTACATATTATGCACAATTGAATGCTGATATGGCAACGTTATTTAAAACCGGGCTATATTCTGGTGTGGCTATAACATTATTTTCAGATGAAGCGGGCACTTCTCCATTTGTTTACAATGGAATTACTATACAAAATAAGAAAGTAACGAAAGTTACTAAAACTGCTGCCTATACTGATAAAAAAACAGGTGAGATTATCAAGGCGCACGTTGATGTCTATTTTGATGATGGTGCGTGGAGTATATGCACAGATGAAGTCGATGATGTGTGGTATTCACTAAATGGCATTCCTGTTCAACGCAGACGGTTTTAATCAATATACCCTATAATTATTGAATAATATTTTTTTTATTCAATAATCAAACAATTAGTTTTTTTCTAAACGTGTCTTCCCTTTTTCTTTTACTAATTTGCCTACTAACAATAATTCTGTACCTAATTCTTTTGCACGCTGATAACTATTAAAATCATATACATCGTTTGTCTTGGGGTTCAATACATAGTCTACACCATTCTCTGTCATTTTCACACCCTTCCAAGAAACTTTCTTTACATCTAACCCTCCTTTGTCTTGTTGGTCTTTATCGAAGACTGGATATGATGAGAATTGGTTCGATTCCACTTTTCCAAATCCATAACATACTAACGGCTCACCACTTTTCTTCGCACTATTTGCATAAAGATTACAATCAATCGCCGACTCCTTTACGGCATTCAGTATCTGGTTATTTATACGCTGTTTTATACTAGATGTTTCATATAAATTCTCGTCGGTTGTAATTGGGGTTTTCTTGTCTATTTTGCTTGTATCACGAATCAATAGCTCAATATGTTTTTCGTCCTTCTTTTGTGTAGGACTTAATGTAGCTATATACAAAAATACTTTTACAGTTCTTAATTCTTCTGGTAAGTCTTGATGACTACAAATACGACGCGCACGACCTACAACTTGCTCTACTCGAACCATATGCCAATAAGGCTCTACTATATGAACATATCTAGTATTTCGTAAGTTGATACCTTCTGCTCCCGATGCTGTGATCATAAACAACTTTATTATTTCACCCATATTATTATTTTCGTTTACTTCTCGCAATTTATTTACAATTGATGATGGCACATATTCCCACATACTATTGTAGACGTTTCGTATTATCTCTTTCTCTTCTGCAGTCTCGGTTCCTGTATACAATACAAATTTGGGTTTCCCCTTATCTTCGTCGGTTTCAATCAGTTCCCAAGAACCGTCTGTTCTATTAATTTTGAATTCTGCAAATCCGTTTGCTAATAATATCAATCTTAAAATTCCGATTCCCTCCATTGTTCTGAAATGACTATACAATAAATGCAACCCCACATTATCTGTATTCGTTATATTCTCCAAGATATTAGCAAACTTGGGACTGTATTTCGACAAACTTGTTTTTGACAGGAATTCTTTTTCATTGGAATCTTCTTTATTCACATTCAATGCATCCATTGCTGCTTCTATGCGTTTCATATATTGTGCTTCTTCTTTCGGTTCAATCGAACCTTCGTCTTCTACTTCTTCGGCATTTTTGTCGTCGATTTCTTTGTCTAATCCATTACCCTCTTTCGATTCCTCTGTCATATCCAATATTTCTTCATCGACTTCTTTGTCTTCCTTGATATTTGGTATAGGTCTTTCTATAGACTCGGGGAAAGTAAAATTACAAGCTGCTCTCGAAAAAATACGATAGGTGGATGAAACTGTAAACAAATCATCTCCCGGTTTTTTCATTTGAGCAGCTTTTTTGGTTTTTGACTCTCTATCGCTTTCTACTTTTCTTATCTTCTCGTAAATTGCAAATTGATGGTCTGTCATTTCTGTTTTTTCAATATGATAAATATCTCCTTCTTCGGTTTTTTCATAACTTGGTAGCAACTCTTCTTGTGCGCTTCTGAAATAAGATGTTAAACCTAATATACGACGTTGGAACAAATTCATATTGGTGGCATTTCCGGTTTCTACATCTACAAACGTGCTCAAAAATGCATTACTATCATCCGGCAAAGCTTTATTATTTACAATCTTAATTTGTTGTTCTTTCACACCTATCCCGTTCTTCTTCAGAATGCGAATTATATTGTTCAAAAAATCGGTGTTTGTTATATTTCCGGTATCATCCAACTTAACCCCGTTGTATTTTGCTAATGCGTGTTCTCCCCCTTCCATACGGTCGTCTAATGCCAAATTTCCTTCGGAAGAACCTATTCTTTCATTTTTGTTCAAATTTAATTCATCTAACTCTAATCTTTCAGCAAAATGTATTTTTTTTGATTTACGTTTGCTTTGTTTTGGTTGTTTTGATTTGGTTTTACGCGCACCGCCCCTTACCTGTTTCTTTGTTCCCTTGGCTACCCCTCGCTTTTTGGTATTTACAAAACCAAACGGGTTTCTTGTAATAGTAATTTTATTATCGCTATATTCTACCAAATCAAACGTCTTCATATTTTCGTCATCTAACATATTCACTATTATATCAGTGTTTATTTTCCCGGTCTTCTGCTCAATTGGTATTGTCCATGTTGTTATGTATCCACGTAATAAATTATACAATATACCGATTTCGTTCGGATAATTAATAATCGGCGTTCCTGTTAATAATACCACTTTCGCATTATTGGCACTCATTATATAGTCATATAACCTATATGAAATACTTGTGTTTGTTTTATTTTTCACTTTGTTTACTATTCTACTAACAAAGTTATGTGCCTCGTCTATCAATATGACACTATTATCAAATGGATTATGACTATAATTACCTGTAAGTGCTTTCATTTTGTTAGCATTCAACCCATTGTAATTTATATCTGTGTATTTACCGCGAATCATTTCATTCAACTGTTCGTCTAATGATTCTTGTTCGCTTGCATCTAATTCTTCGTAGTTCGACTCTTTATTAATATTTACTAACCAAGCACCGCCGTGTTCTCTAATGTAATTTGTTGATAGGGTTAATGCCTTTGATAACGATGGTATGTATTCGGGTTTTCCATCTATACTAACATATTCCCAATATTGATTCTTTTTGTATAAATCGTCGCCACATTTCTTCATCTCACTGAAAAAATTCATCTTCAAAGACGCGGGGGTCATTACAAATACTCGTTTGTTTGTTTTCATACCCTCTGCTATTGCTATTGATGTGCACGTTTTTCCGGAACCTAGACCATGGTATAACAATAGTCCCCTATAAGGAGTATATAAATTCAAATAATCACGCACCACTTTCTGGTGGGTTAATAGTGCAAACTCGCTACTCGCACCTCTGTCTTCACACGATATATTTGCATTGTTCTCCATCAACTCTTTCTGATAGGGTTTGAATAATTCAGTCAGTTTTTGAATAAAAATCTTGCGGTTATTCATATAATAACTCGGTGCTTTGACTATGATTTTTTCACGCTCCTTTGGTAATCTATCTGCTACTGCCTGACTGCGAATTATTTCTTTCGTTAAGTCTACTTGTGTTGTATCCATTTCTGCTGGCACTAACTTTAGTTTTCTCTTTCTTCCTGGTTTTTTCGGTTCTGCTACCTCTATTACTGACTGTTCTGCGATCAATGCCTCCGTCTCTTTTTCTATTTCTTTTTCATCCCCTTCTTCCTTTTCTTCTTGAATATCTTTGGGGGGACGGATAACCAGCTTGCGAGCTGGCATTATTTGTTTCACGGGTTCTTTGACTTTCTTATCTGATTTATCGCTGTTGTCGATAACCATCACACCCAACTTGTTTCTTAATCTATTGATAATCGCTAATCTATCTATATTGCTATCCTTTGTTCGATCCACAATAATATTCTTTTTTATGTTCAATACTGGTCCTGGGTTTTCGTCAGTATCAGCAACTATATCAGTACCTTCCTCTATAACTGCGTTTGTATTATTAGTTATATTCAGCATTACACGTTTAAATGGGACTGGGTTTATCCTTTTTTTTAACTTGTCTAAAGGTTGTATTGCTATTTCATCATCAATATTACTCATTAGAACTTAATATATATATTATATTATTATAAAATATATTCCATATCTTTCTATAACTTCATATCTTATGGTATCAACTTTGCTTATTTTACGAAAATCGATTTTGAGATATTTTTGATAACCTTTCTATCGAGATTGAACTGTTCTTGACCGACATCGCCTAATACATTTTTCATCATATCCATACAGAACTCATATTTGGGGTTGTTATATTCGAGACATTCAGGGTATTTATCCCTCCATAATGGTATAGTGGAATAACTGCGTTTATTTACAATAGATATCATTTTATGGAGTTTTTCATTATCTGAATTATCTTTACACCATTCATCGTTATCTTTTATATACATTGTGTCTCTCTTGATATCAGTGCAATGAAGTGGTCGTTTCGTTATGTCTAGTTCCTTTATGCGAGACAAAATCATATTTGTCATACCGGAAACATATCCTTGTTTGCCTATGTTCTCTATATCAGAGAAGCTGATATTAATATTTTCAATAAAATCCGACATATTCATTGCATCTTTGCAAGTAGTTTTCAAAAAGAAGTTGAGATTGAACTTCTGGTTATTATTGATTGTATTGTTAGTAGTTGTATTCTTTTGTGAGATAGCAATAATGGTTTGGTTTTGGTCAATTAATAATTGTTTGAATTCTTGATTTTGTTTTATCAACTCAACCATAGTTTGCACTGTAGTGTATTGGTCGTCATTATTAGTCTTACGCTCCATCGAGCCATTTTGTTCTATTATTATATCGCATCGTTTTTTATGCCGATAATAACCTGTATCATATTTATATGTCCTTCCACATATGCAGCTAAAGTTAGTATCGGTCAGCGATGTTTGCAGTGGAGATTTTTCACTACCATTTACTACCATTTTATGTTTTGCTGTCAGTAAATGTTTATTAAATTCACTTTGTTTGCTGCATTTATAGTTGCATTTTTCACATAAAAATTTATAGGAGATTTTTTTGGAGATTTTTACTACCATTTTTGATGATATAATGGTAGTAGAAAATCTCCTAAATCCTTTCTCTGAAATATTATTTTCAAAGGTTGGGTTGATTACTATAATTATTTTTTTCGTATTTAAAGCATTATGCTTTAAAGTGGAAAATGAGTTTTTTTTCTGTAGGTTTTACTTTGAGATTTTTTTTTTGGACAATTATTTTTGTCCATTTTTACTTTTCTCAAACTAAAACTCAATAAAAAAAAACTCATCATTTGCATTCCTTACTTATGACTGCTTATTTTACAATTATATGTCTTGAAATATTCTTTATCACTTTATTATCGAGCCGATCTTGTGCTGAACCAACATCCCCTATTACATTCCTCATCATATCCATACATAAATTATAAGATGGATGATCACATATATTGCATTCTGGGTGTTGGTTCCTCCACAATGGAACTATATTGTGATTTTGCTTTGCTACTATCGAAATCATATCCCGTAGTTTTTCATTCTCTGAATTATCATTACACCATTCATCGTTATCTTTTATATACATAGTTTCTCTCTTGATATCAGTACAATGAAGTGGTCTCTTGGTTATATCCAAATCTTTTATACGAGACAAAATCATATTTGTCATACCAGAAACGTAGCCTTGTTTGCCTATGTTCTCTATATCTTTGAAATCTACCTGTAAATTTTCAATGAATTCAGACATATTCATCGCATCTTTGCAGGTTGTATTCAAAAAGAAGTTGAGATTGAATTTTTGGTTGTTATTAGTAGTATTATT